CCTTACGTGGATAAGTTTGTATTAGAAGGGAAAAAAAGAGGAGTTGATATTGATTTAAAAGGCTTGCAAATATTTTATCAAGATTCTTTACCATATAATCAGTATCAAGGATACTACTATCCAAAAACACATTCGATTTACATAAAAAAAGGTATAGAACCTTATTTGGCCTTTAATGAATTTCCAGAAGAAGTAATGATGCACGAACTTGGGCACGCAATATTAAAAAGAGATCATATTTATGACAAATTAGATAATGGTGATTTCAAATCGGTAATGGCCACTCCTTACGTTGGGTGGTCAAGAAATAGACAAAAAGAAGAATACTACTACGATGAATTGTTTGATAAATCACAATTCAACACTCTGAAATAATAATTTTCCCAAATTAGGATAATTCCCAGAATAGTATTTACTTTGTTCCTGTAAATACAAATTCCCGATTTGGAACACAGTATCAAAGATAGAAAAGACCTTGTTTTTACCGATAAAATCATTGGTAATGAGGTCTTTATGCTTTTGAATGCCCATATTGGAAAAGACGAAAACCCCGATCCATTCATTTCAGGTGCACAATTTGCCGAGGAAATGTACTATTGGAAATCGCAGGGGTACCATGTAAAAGTAAAAATCAACTCAATCGGTGGGCGTGTAATTGATGGCTGGTCTATCATTGATGCTATTATCGAAACCGAGGCAGAAACGATTAACGTAGGGTTAGCCGCGTCAATGGCGGGCATCGCTTTGATGCTGGGTAAGAAAGGATCGCGGTCAACCAATGACTACGCAACTGCAATGATCCACGCTCCGAAAGGAGGCAGCAAACAATTCTTAGAAGTAATTCGCGCCCAGTTCAAAAACCTACTGCAAACCAGAACTAAATTCACTGAGGCTGAAATATCGGATATGATGGATTCTGGCAAAGATTATTTCTTTGACTCCTCACAGATGCTTGAAAAAGGCATCGTTGACAAGATTGTAACAACAAATAAGACCCCTAGAATATCGGCCAACGCTTCACTTGATGAAATGTTTGCTGTTTACAATTCAATTCAGGAACCAAAACAACAACCAAAAAACGAAGAAATGGAAATTTTAAACAAACTATTCGGTGGGAAAACCGAAATGGAAAGCGTGAGCAACGCGGTTCAACTCAAGGCAGATGCCGAGGCGTTGAAGAAAGAAAACGAGGTTTTAAAGCAAAACCTAGTAGCATCGGAAGCCAAACTTCAGGCCGCTGAAAAGCTGGTTAATGGAGTAAAGGCTAAAGAGTTGGTAAGCGAAGCCGTTAAGGCTGGCAAGATTGCCGACAAGCCAGAAGTTATCGCAGCATGGGAAAAGACGGCTAACGCTGACATTGACAATGCTAAATCACTTATTGACGCCATCGTACCGGCTAAAACCACATCGGTAGTGGCCGGCTTTGAAGAAAAGAAATCAGGCTTGACTTATGAGGAGCTTGCAAATCGCGATCCTAAGAAGTTGGCAGAAATCGCAGAAAATGACCCCGCCCTGTTTGCGAAACTCGCAAATGAATATCAAGAAAAACTTAAAAACGTAAAATAACATGGCAGCAGGTGCAGAATTATTAACCCGGTACTTCACTACTGAAATTGTACCAAATCTTTTCCCTTCGACTGGGTTCATGTCGAGAGCAAAGAGAGATGACGATAAGGTAAACAACAACACCGTTGAACTTCATAACGCTGGCGCAATACCAACGGTAGAGGTTGATCGCGTTGCCTTGCCCGCTCCTATTTCTCAAAGAGCAGACACCCCACATTCTTACGATCTGGAGGAGCTTACTTCAAACCCTACATTGCTGAAGAACATTGAAGTTCTTTTGGAAATGGGCGGATTAAACAAAAGAGCCGATCTTTTGAAGGATCACATCATGGCGATCCGCGAGAAGGCGGCAAAAAGAACGTTGGTGAAATGGGCTACGGGTCTTTCGGCTGGCGCAATTATCCCGACAACTGGGACAACAAGAGTGGCTGAATCTAAAAATGGTGTGCAGACTGGAAACAGGGCATCGGTTTCAATCAATGACATTGCAAACGTTCAGCAAATTTTTCACAAGCAGGACGTACTTCCTGAAAACGAGGATTTGATGGGTGTGGCTGTGATTCCTTACTCAATGAAAACAGACCTTTTGAAACTTGCACAATTCACCGATGTTGATAAGGCTGGGGTTGGAAGAACTAGCTTACCCGGTGGTGTGTTGGCTCGTGCTTTTGGTTTCGATTGGTATATCAGAAGTGAGGCTTTGTTGCTTAACAACTCTGACGTATTGAAAGCAGAAGGCGCAGCAGAGGCAGCTAACGATCAAAACGCGGCTTTGTTCTACTCACCTAACTACGTTCGTTTGGCAATGGGTGCCATCAGAACGGATGTATCAGAGTACAAGCCTGAATACTACGGTAACATCATGTCATCATTGGCAATGTTTGGAGCAAGCCCAGCACGTAACGACAAAAAAGGTATCGTTTTACTTTTCGAAAATAACATTTAAAAAAAACATTTCATGGAAACAATAGGAATAATTAATTATCCATTTGGCCCCGCGCAGGTTTTACGCCCTGTATTTGCTGCTACGCTGGCGGTTACGATTCGATCAAACAAAACAATTCTTGACCCGGCTATATTGACTGGTGCAATGACTATCAACTTAACAATTGATAGCGAGGTGCCTGTAGGCGCAGAATTGATTACGCAGACAACGACCACCGCTACCGAGGTGACAACTTTTGGCACAGGATTTACATCGCCAACCCTTACAGGGGTGGCCGGAAAAACATTCCAAACCCTGTTTGTTTATGATGGGGTTACGTTTAAGCCAGTTGCTTTACCTCGTCAAATTGACTAATGAGCAAAGAAGCAAAAGAAAAACAGAAGCCAGAGGAAACTTTGGTTTCTGTTATTGACTCACAGGAAAGCGCAGAAAAGTTTTATCATCAGAATAAATACTCTGCTCCAAGTGTAGATTCCTTTGCTTACGTGTCAAGTGATTTTAATGTCTTTTGGGAAGCAAACCACTCAAAGGCAGAGAGTCACTCCTTCAAAAACAATCTTCAACTTTTTAAAATAAAAGTGAATGGCATTAAGTAAAGTAACGATAAACGTTGGTCAGGGCGGTCTAGGAAGACGCGCTTTGAACAAAGATAAAATTAGCGGATTGCTTTTTTTCGATGACACCTTACCATCAGGATTTACAGTAAGTGATCGAGTAAAAAAAGTTTTTTCGCTTGCGGAGGCGGAGGCTTTAGGCATTGCAGAGGCATCAGCTAATCACGATGTACACTGGTATCACATTTCGGAATATTTCAGGATCAATCCAGAAGGTGAATTGTGGATAGGTTACTTTGCGGTTCCTGTTTCTACCTACGCGTTTACCGAGATTACATCAATGGTAAACATTGCACAAGGCGAAATTAGACAGTTGGGAGTATATGCGGAGGCTTTGACCTTTGCATCAGCACAGGTAACCACTATTCAGGCGATAATTGCACTGGCAGACGCAGACGGTAAACCATTGTCGGTATTTTATGCCGCTAACATGGCAGCGATTACAGCCGTAACAGGATGGGCTGCAGTTACCGACTTAAGAACTTTGACAGCTAGAAAAGTAACGGTTGTCGTAGCGGAATCAGGAAGCGGAGCGGGTCTAGCACTTGCAACGGCAAAGGCTTTTTCAATTACTGCTTTAGGCGCAGCGGTTGGGGCGGCTTCATTGGCAAGTGTTGAACAATCAATAGGAAACCCTCAAAACTTTAATATCTCAAACGGTATAGAAATGGAGGTGCCGGCTTTAGCAAACGGTGATTTGGTTTCTGCTTTGACTGAAGCTAGTTTAGCATCATTGAAAGATAAGGGCTATTTGATAGCACGTAAATACGTTCCAAAAATAGCCGGCACTTACTTCGAAAGATGCCCTACGGCAATCGCTTCGACAAACGACTTTGCATGGTTAGAAACCAATAGAACGGTTGACAAGGCTATCAGGCTTGTTGATTCAGCATTGACTCCATTGCTTCAGGGTAATGTAATTGTGAACGCAGACGGCACGCTAAAAGCGGAAAGCATCGGATATTACATTGACGCGGCTCAGAGACCATTAACACAAATGGAAGCGGATGGCGAGGTTAGTGCAACAGAAGTATTGATAAATCCTACTCAGGATGTACTTGCCACGTCAACGCTAAACGTTACGATCAAAATTATCCCGGTAGGAATTGCAGAGCAAATAGTTGTTAACATAGGTTTAACCACAGC